AGCAACAACAACAAATTCCTAGGAATGCAGTCTGTTGACTTGCCAGATATTCAGCGCAAAACGGCAACGATCAGCGGAATGGGTATAGCTGGTGATCTAAAGGTCCCTATCCCGGGCGCTGAGCCTATGGAGGCAACAATCCATTTCCGTGAACCAACAGAGGATGTGTACGGACTGTTCGCGCCGGACATACACCATATAGAGGTTCAGTCAATTGTCAGGCACCAGAGTACCGATCCCCACAAGATAAGGGCGGTCGAGGATCGGTATGTGCTCATGATGGAGCCCCTATCACTTAAACTCGGTAGTATTAAGACCGCCGAGGAGCAGGGGTTGGAGCTGCCGGTCACCCTCTATTCAGTCACAGGTTACCACGACGAGAAGAAGTTTCTGATGTTAGATCCATTGAACATGATTTGGGAGATTAACGGAGTTGACTACCTGAAGAAAGTCCGAGAACTGGGAGGCATTGCATAATTTCCTGTGGCGGGACAATGAGCTCGGAGAGGTTTCTTAGGCTTCCTCCTCCGGCATATAAAGGCCGTGTGTCTTAGTTGACACGCGGTCTTTTGGTATATGGAAAACACTTCGAAGACTGATACCCCTCTGAACACCACACCGAACACTGACGCCCCGTTAGCGACCTATAAGCTTAGACGGCCTTTCGAGATTAATGGAAAGAAGGTCACAGAGCTAATTTTGGATATGGATGCATTGTCTGCTGATGACATTCTATCTGTCCAGGACGAACATGCCGCTTTTCTTAAATCCAACCCTGCTCACACAAGGGCTAGGCTGCCCTTCATGTACGTTGCGAAAATGAACGGAATGATTGTTGGCGATCTAACTGCACGGCTCAAAGGGAACGATGTCTCCGCCGTCCTAGATGCGGTAGGAAGTTTTTTCTCCGGTACGGGCTCGTAGACGATGTAGCCTATGGCTACATAGATTTTAGTCCGACGGCCCGGAGACTTAGACAAGTCCTCTATTTGCTTTCTAGTGAAGGGAGGGGACTCAAAGATTGGCGTGAGATGCCGATCCCCGTCCTCGCTGAATGGCTAGCTGACATTAGAGATTTACAGGAAAAGTGGAAGAAAAATGGCGAATCGTAAAAATTTTGAAGCAGCAATTGAGATTGGAGGGAAGCTTGACCGAAGCTTAGGTGACTCGATCAATAAAGCTTCGAACGGTTTCAGCAAGCTAGAAAGAACTGGCAACAAAGCGGCAACTAACATCGACAGGAAGTTCACCTATTTGGGTGCTCACATGAAGGGAAAATTCGTGGGCAGCATAGGGCGAGCGACTAGAGCGATGGGAGGTTTGGCCGCCAAGTCTGTGGCTGCTCTTGGTGCTGTGTCGCTGGCATATGCAGGGTTCAGATCTGTTGGTGATTTCATTCACAATTCTATTGATAAGTATTTAGAGTCTGTGGATGGACTTCAGCAGCTTGAGACGGCATTGCGTAATAATCCGATACTCGCGAAGCAAGGGGCAGCGGCGATCCTAGAGCAGCGTGATGCTGTAGTTAAGCTTGCTAAAGAGAGCCAGGATCTTTCCGCCATCAGAAGGTCGGTGTTTCAGGCTGGATTTTCGGAGCTCGCAACTGGAAGATTCGGTGCTAACGAGATAGGTCGAATTCAAGAAGGGTACCGGGATTATTTAGCGCACCACTACGGAACCAGGGCGACCCCAGATCAGGCTAGAGCTCTCTCTGAGCAGATCTTCGAGGCAGTTGCAGGTGGTCGTGCAGGTGCATTGGGAAAGGAATTGGTATTTACGAACGAGAACCTAAAGGAATTGAGGACAGCTAATGCGCGCTTGACTTTCATTAATAAGAAAATGGTGGATCGCTATGGTGACGCAGCCAAGGATCTAGCCACCAAAAATCCTGAAGGGAAGTTGGCTCTGGAAAGATACAAGTTCTATGATCCAATTGAGGAGTACGGTAAGAAATTCCTCGATCTACAGGACCGTTGGGAATTACTAACACTTCAGACGCTTGTTAAGCTTAAACCCTTCATAGATCCGGCCATAGACTGGGCTAGTGGTGCAGTCGATAGTATTGTGAGGTTCTTCGAGGAGTTAGGAAAACCTAAGCATGCTGTCGTGCTGGAAGAGCTTGGCAGGATGTTCCATAAGGCTTGGGAGAACATTGAAGCCTTCGGGGGTGCATTTGTTAGTGCCTTCGGCCAGAATAGCGGAGCTTTCCAGAGGATTTCTAGCGGGATATCGGGTTTGTTGGAAGGAGAGAAGCCTGATATGTCTGACTCCCACCCTCCCTGGATGCCTGATTGGGCTAAATATGTGGATCAGGACACAGGAGGGTCCTTGAACCGGCCTATAACAGTGTTTGATAGGCTGCACCAGATTCTTCAAGATGCAGGAGATGCACTTGAAAAGATACGTCCGGATTTCGAAAAGGCGGGGGAAGGCTTGGCTAAATTCGCGGCAATCGACTTTGACGCATTAGCTACAGGTTTAAGGGCACTTGGCTCAGCCACAAGGAAGGTCTTAGACGCATTCGGTGGTACGGATAAAATAATGAAACGTGTCTCCGGGTTCACTGGCCCAGCCTCTAGTACGTTGGGGGAATTTCACGAACTTGTAGAGGGGATCATTGAAAAGAAGCCTATGGGAGTAGTCAATGATACTGCTGGGAAGTTTCTTTTCGGCCCATTTTGGGACCTCTTCAGACCTCCGGCCAAGGAGGGAGCGCAGAGTTCGGATACTGAGGTCCAACCAATTCCTGAACGCGCAACCGGCGGAATCTTCCGAAAAGCTCACCTTGCGATGATCGGGGAAGCTGGCCCTGAAGCAGTCATCCCCCTGAAAAGAAGCAAGCGTAGTCTCGGATTGCTCGATGAAGCGGCAGGAGCGATCGGCGTTAGATCTTCTGCGCCGACCATACATAGAGCAATTAACATCAAACCTACAATCAACATCACAGGCGTTGACTCAGGCACAGCACAGCAAGTCGCCGACGAAATCATTTCTATTGTTAAGGGAGCGATGGAGAACGAGGAATCCGCATCCATTGCAACAGCCGCAGCATGAGAATATACCTAACCAAACAGGGAGACGAGTGGGACCGAATTGCATTTGAGCGGCTCGGGTCGGAGCACCTTGTCGATCGACTCATTGCGCTTAATCCGTCTCACCAATCGACTGTGGTCTTCGCTGCGGGCGTCAGACTAATTCTTCCGGAGGTTGAGACTAGACTACAAACATTCGGTCCGGCTCCATGGCGCGAAATGAGCAGTATTCCTCCGGTATGATGCTGGGACTCCTCTGTTTTCTGGTCTCAGCACAGGAATTTTATTGAAATTTTTGGGGTGTATAGTGTAAATGGGCGGTACAGTATGTCCACTCTTCCTTCGCCCTCCCGCGCTCTGAAGATAGCAAGCGCAGCCCTTTGGTTTGTAGCGATTATTACTGGTGTGTTTTATGCATTCTATGAAATGGGTATGCTTGATAAACGATCACAGCCTGGGTCGCATGCTGCCGATCTGGTCACGATAAAGGACTTTGAGGCTGTCAATCACGTTGGGGAAACTGTCGAGGTGCGTGGAACCGTTTCTAAGGTGTATGTTGAGCGAGAATGGGTAGCCATCACTCTCGGTGGAGAATACTTAGACTGTTTACTCGCTGGAGCCGTTCCAGCAGGTTCCGAGCTTTTTGCCGACAGTGCCTTTCTGAGATCGCTCGAAGACAAGGAGATCGGCATTGTTGGCATGATCAAGCTTAGTCAAGCAAAGCCAGGGATCGAAGTACGCACTAGAGATCAGCTCAAGATCAAATGGAAAACTACCAAAGAAGATCCCATCGACCATCTCAACGGTGTTGTAAATGACAGATATCGGGAAGAGTTGGGTCTTTTTCAACCACTAAATAAAACGGCGCTCCGGGGATTTAAAACTTATCTCGACCAGAACGTTAAAGACTGGCAAGACAAGAATGATGAGGATCTCTGGAAGTTCGTCCCGAAATTCCGTCAAAAAACCTCGGACTAAGACAGTGACCACACCTAGATAGGCATCTAGCGGTCCGACAGCATGACGAAAGTCCCCCTTTTCAGCGGACGCTGAACAGTGTATAAGGAACTGAAACACAAGAACTTTACCACATGGCAACCGTTACATTCGATACTCTTAAATTTGCAAACCAGCTTAAAAACGCTGGCATTCCACCAGTCCACGCGGAAGCTGAAGCTAACGCTTTATCAGAGGTCTTTGAGACCAATTTGAGCGAGCTCGCGACCAAAGAAGATTTGCACCATGAAATAAGGGAACTCGACACTGGCTTGCGTCACGAAATGAAGGAGCTTGAGACCGGCTTGCGCCATGAAATAGGCGATCTGCGCAAAGATATGGATGCTAAGTTTGAAAAGCTCGAACTGCGCATGACCATCAAGCTTGGCTCAATTGTCGTTGTTGCGCTCGGTGCATTCACTGTGATCTTCAAGTTTCTGTAGCCCCACCGCGAAAAATATTCACCCTAGACCGCGTGAACAAAAAAAGGAGCAACCAGGGAACTAAGTTCACGGGAACGGAAAAGGTCCGAACCACACTGGCCGCTATAAGTAGAATATACGGATCTAGATTTTAGTCAACCCCCTTTGTAAGAAGTCACTCTATTCTTGGCGAGTCCGGACCGTACTATTTGACACCAGTCATCATTTAATGATGACTCAAACCAATCCGTTGCGCGCTTTAGGCAGATCACCGGCCCGCAGAACCAACGTGGTCCTGTCCATTGCCGGCACGGATGTCACAAAGCAACTGACACCAGATCTGATCAGCTTCGATCATTCGGACGACGTTGAAAGAAACGCAGACACAATCGCGATCAGGCACTCAGACGCCCAACATAAGTACCTGCTCGCATGGACGATCGACAAGGGGGCAGAGATCATGGCGAAGATCCAGACATTCAATTGGTCTGAGCCCGGCGAGAGCTTACAGGTTGAGTGCGGATCATTCTACGTGGACCGCATCGAATACAGTTCCAATCCCAGCACGGTTGATATCAAGGCGACATCTATTCCAGTCTCCAGCACCTTGAAAGGCATTGTTAAGAACAACGCTTGGGAAAATCAAACGATTAAGCAGATCGCCGCACAGATTGCAAAAGAGTCCGGGATGACGCTGGACTATCGAGCAAAAGAAAATCCTGTCATGGCAAGGTGCGATCAGGATGAAGAAAGTGATGGGACACTGTTGATGCGTCTGGCGACGGATGCGGGTCTTTGCCTCAAAGTCCAGAAGAAGACTATAATTCTGTTCGATGAAGCCGCACTAGATGCCCAAGAACCCTGGACAACGATCACTCGTGACGTCCAGCCTATTATGAGTTGGAGGCTAAAAACCTCCTCGAACAGGACAGTCAGAGGGATGAGGACAGCTTACATGAACCCAGAAAGCGGCAAATCGTCAGAGGCGGAATTTGTGCCTGACCAACCCCCAGAAGGTGTGACTGGAATCGATTTTGATAGTGAACGACCGCTCGATATGCCGTTGTGGGAGCATGAAGATTCTGGTGAGATGGAGACGAATGAGATCACCGACATTTTTGGTCCACTCGACACTAACCCGAAGGGCAAGGCCGCAGCTTTTAGACGAGCGAAGTCGTTGTGCCGCAAACGAAACAAAGCTGAATGGGAAACTGAGCTTGTGATACCCGGATCGGTGATGTGGGTTGCGGGGACGGTCGTTAGATTTGACAACACTTGGGGACCTAAATTCGGTGATGCTAATTTCCTGATCAGAAGAGCTATACACCGAATCGACAGAGCAAACGGTTACGTCTGTCATCTCTCTCTGAGGAAGGTGCTGAAAGGTTACTAATTCTACAGTCATGTTTTTTAACGATCAACCCCCAAAGAACCCTAGATACAAGGCAATTTCTACAATCGCTGTGGTTGCAGACCGCAAGAACGATGCGGTTAGGGGGCCGATGGTGCGCGTGACGTGGAACGACTCAAGGAAAACGAGTACGTGGTTGCCAGTAGCACAATCGGGTACTGTTGGGATGTCCTGGTTTAGATGTCCCAGGCTTGGTGAGCGGGTTAAGGTAACTCGGTTAGTAGGCGGGCCTGAACTAGGTATTGTCGAGGGTTCAGTATACGATTCGTCTGTCAAATCCCCAGTCCAAGACAATCTCGATAACGCCCACGTCACCTTCGACGATGGTACAACGATCACGTTTGACCCCTCCACCAGCACATTAACTCTAGACTCCAAAGGTCCAATCAATCTCAAAACCAAAGGCCCGGTTAAGCTAGAGAACGAAGGCGACGTAGAACTCACAACCCAAGCCAACCTCAACGCGAAAGTGTCAGGCACAGCGACCGTAGAAGCTCCTAATGTTGAGTTAAAGGGTGACGTCAAAATTACCGGAAACCTGACTGTCGAAGGCGCTCTGACAGCTGAAGGCGCGCAGTTCAATAGTGATATTAAAGTGACTGGGAACGGCACAGCTTCCGGCCTCTGGATCGACTCCACAGGAGCGGGCGTTGGCTCCTAGTTGACATCCCTCTAAGGGAGTGATCATCGGACTCTACGGGAACGGGCAAATTGTCTTTGGGCTAGCCGCTAGGCAAGGATTCCTGATTGAGGAGCTGACCGAGACTTCCAAAGCCAAATTCGTCGAACACGAAATACTTGGCTCTAAGCCGATCACAGAGTTTGTCGGCTTTGAGAACGATGAGGTGTCGTTCAGCATGAATTTCATTGCGGGCCATACTACAGCGCCGATGGTAGCTATACCGCTGTTGAAGGGTCTATTGAGCCGGGCACAAGCTTACCCGCTTATTGTTGGGGGTCGGCCAGTTGGTAGTTTTATGTCTCAGTTTGTGCTGACTGAGGTGACGTCAACTTACGAATACACCAACGGCATGGGGACGTTAATAGTAGCATCCATCGACGTTAGTATGAAGGAGTACCGATCTCTGATCCGAACGTAACCACGTTTTCATATAGTAGCACCAAATGAACATCGATTGGCACATAACAGCGATTAACCAAGGAGAGTTAACAGAGGTTGATGTTGACTTCGGCGCGACTGGCTTAGCTGAAATTTTGCAGAATGTTAGGACAATCCTCATGACCCCCAAGGGCAGTCAGCAGACGGATCGGCGTTTTGGCATGGATATGTCCTACATCGATATGCCTATGAATCTTGTTATCAACCAACTGATCTCAGCGGCGATGGTGACTCTGACTGAATTCGAGCCACGTGTACAGCTTGAGGACATCAAGTTTGACATCGTGAATGCTATGGATGGCGGTTTAATCGCAACCGTCAAACTCAACGTTTTAACCGCCTAATGTCCTCTCCCTTCGATAGTTTCCCAGACATTGATTTTGTCGTTACGGATCCCAGAGCTATTGAGGCGGGGATCATCTCTGGATTTGAAGCGGCGGCGCGTGAAGCCGGTCAGCCGGTGTCTTTAGCACGTGGAGATCCACGCAGACTGTTTCTACTGTCTTTAGCTGCTCAAAATATTCAAGAGCGGGTTATCCAGAATCGGACCGCCCGACAGGAGCTGGTTAAGTATGCTGAGGGTGCGGCTCTAGATAATCTCCTGGCACAATGGGGACCGCCTGGTAAGCGGCTAGAAGCATCCAGCGCCAAGACAACTCTGGAATTCAGTATCCCTGCTGTAATGTCCTCAGCTGTTGTTGTGCCAGCAGGAACCCAGGTTGGCGCCAGCGACAAAATTGCATTTGCGACAGACACGGAGGCTGTGATCCCAGCGAGTCAGACATCCGTGACGGTGACTGCAACCGCAATAGAGCCAGGCACGGCGCACAATGGCTACGCACCGGGACAAGTCACCCACATCCAAAATTGGGACGTGTCGTTTGCGGTTGGCGCCACAAATACAACCGAATCAGGCGGTGGAGCCGATAGAGAAACTGATCAAGCGTTCCGCGACCGAGGGTATCTGCTGCCGATGAACGTGGCTGTGTGCGGCCCTGCGGATCGTTACAAGCTTTTAGCCATGACAGCTAACCCTGGAATCGTTGATGTGGCGGTTCGGAACAAGGAGGAGCACACCGGGAACAGGGATGACGCAGGAACGGTGATGATTAATCCTCTCATGGCGGGCGGGAAGCTTCCGACACAGGCAGTTTTGGATGATGTATATGCGATTGTGACCCGTCGGGACCTAAAGCCGATAGCTGATAGAGTCATTGTCGGAGCCCCTACGGTTGTTAACTACACAATCGATCTGACATTTTTCATCGACAGATCCAACAGCGTTTCTGCTGAGTCGATCCGCAATGCCGTTACCCAGGCGGTGACTGGCTTCGTGAACGACACGAGAATTCAACTCGGGGTTGATATTAACGTTACGGATCTAATCGCGAGAATACGTAATGCTGGTGCCTTGAGAGTCACAGTCAAAAGCCCAAAGCAGACGACTGTCGCCGTTAACTCAGTCGCGATACCAACAGAGGTTAGAATTGATTACGGTGGGTTAGTTGACCCGTGAGCTATGGAAGACGTCTACACAGCGGATTTTAATGAGCTACTGACGCCAGGGATCAAGGATTACCCGAGCGTTAAGTTTATGTCTAAAGCGATTGAGCCTGCGTTGCGGGACTTGTTTTCGCAGCTGAAGAATCTAGAGATCAGAGGGAACCTCTCGAACGTCTCAGATCAAGTGCTAGACTATCTGGCACTTGAATACAGAGTGTTCGGTTACGATTCAACATTGCCTAGAGCGACTAGAGAGACAATGATCCGCAACTCAATTCAATGGTTGATGCGACTGGGGACACCCTCAGTAATCGACGAGGTTGTTAGTCTAGTATTTAGCCATGCCAGGTGCGTTGAGTGGTTTGACTATGAGCCGGTTCAAGGGACTCCATATCATTTCAAAGTCATCATAGACGATGCTCAGTTTGACAACGCACAGGTTAAGAGACTCATCAATTTGGTAATGGAGTTGAAAAACGTTCGGTCTTATTTTGATGGCATTGAGCAACTGACGACAATTAGTAGACCTATCTATATAGGTATTGGAGTGGGTAGGTCTAGAACATCAGTGAATTGGATAGATGAAGAAATTTGATAGAAGCTGTAAGACCAATCTAGGTAGAATCGCCCAGTCTGAATTGGATGCGGGTGGATCTATGCTCAAACTGACCAGGATTCAGATGGGCAGGGGTCTCGTTGACCCTTCTACGGACATCCGGGAGTTTACGGAGTTAGTTGACGGGGTTCAGTACAACGATATCGATTCGGCTAACACTCTGGTTCGATATCAAACTACTATCTCGTTCACAATCAAAGGCTCTGACGTCGAGAAAACGTTTAAGTGGTCTGAGCTAGGAATTTTCGCAAGACTGAATGACGGAGAAGAATTCCTATTCGCTTATGCATACTCAAGCCACCCAGACATTCTTGTTGAAGGTTCTGAAGTTGTAGATAGGTATATTTTCGGTCTCAAATTCGAGAACAGCGAGAAAGTCACAGTCGAGTTGCATGTTGACCAAACTGTCCCATTACACGCAGCAACGCACCTAGACAATAACGTTGACCCCATTCCTACTGTTAGTTCGGAGCGGACTGGGTTGGTTCCGGTAGGTCCAGATGATGCTAAGCTAGTCCTAGCTGGACATAAAAACCCACGATGGGACTACGTTCCGCTAGCCGACAC